AACCTTGTTGTGGGATTCGGCAACGCCGATGCGGACATGGAGCAGCTCTGCAATAATGTCGTGGACGCATTCAAGGATGTCGTTGCGAACGTGACGCCGATCATTGAAAACATCGTGTCCGCGCTCCCTACCGCAACGGGCGCGCTGCTTGAAGCGGTAGCGGAGCTTCTGCCCACGCTCCTTCAGACGGTCACGGAACTTTTCTCCCAGGTGCTTACCACGCTGCTGAATCTGCTGCCGAGCCTTATCCCGGCGGCGGTCGAGGCGGTCATGACGATAGTGAACGCCATTATAGAGAACCTTCCGCTCCTCATCGAAGCCGCCGTGCAGCTTATCGCTACGCTCGTGCAGGGAATCGGCGAGGCACTTCCTACGCTCATCCCTGCGGCGGTGCAGGCAATCGTGACCATCGTGCAGGGCTTGATCGAGAACCTCCCGATGATACTGGACGCTGCCCTTCAGCTTATTATGGGGCTGGCGCAGGGACTCCTTGACGCGATCCCCGTCCTCGTGGCGGCTCTGCCGGACATCATCACGGCGATTGTGGAGTTCATCATCGCTGCAATTCCGCAGATCATCGATGCAGGGATACAGCTTCTGACTTCGCTCATCACGGCTCTGCCGGAGATCATTTCGGCAATCGTGGCGGCGATACCGCAGATCATTGACAGCATCCTGAACGCCGTCCTCGGCGCGATACCGCAGCTTATAGATGCGGGTGTCCGTCTGCTTGTGGCTCTGATAGAGAACCTGCCGACCATCATCACCACGATTGTGAACGCCATTCCGCAGATTATTACATCTATCGTGAATGCGCTCATCGGGAACATCGACAAGATCATCATGGCGGGCGTTCAGCTTTTCGTGGCTCTTATCAAGAACCTGCCGCAGATCATCGTGGCAATCGTAAAAGCGGTACCGCAGATCATAGCCGCCATCGTGAAGGGCTTTGCAAGCGGTGCGTCACAGATGGCTCAAATCGGTCTGAACCTCATCAAGGGTATCTGGAACGGCATCGGGGACGCCGCATCCTGGCTATGGAGCAAGGTCAGCGGTTTCTGCTCGAACCTGCTCAGTAAGATCAAGGGCTTCTTCGGAATATCCTCGCCGTCCAAGGAGATGGCGTGGGTCGGCGATATGCTTACCCAGGGTCTTGCTGGAGGTATCGATGATTCGGCGAAAGTGGCGATTGACGCCGCACAGGATTTGAACAAGGGCATCATGGACGTGATGAGCGGTCTTGCGGACGATATGAAGACCGCCGTGCCGAGCAATTTCAACCTTGACGCCGATGCGACCGTCCGCTCCGCCGTAAATGGGGCAACGGGTACGAATGGCGGCAGTTCCTACGGCGCGCTCGTTTCGGTCGGTCAGATGATCGTCCGCAGCGAGGACGATATCCGCAGGATTTCACAGGAACTGTACGATTTGATACAGACAGGCTCCCGTGCGCAGGGACGCTTTTCAACGGCTTAAGGAGGTGGGCTGAATGGGCTTTATATACAACGACACATCATCTGCGGATATGGGTCTGAAGGCGCGGCTCACCTCCTGGCAGGTGTGCGGAAATCTCCGCAACTATACTGCGTCCATTCCCGGCAAGAGCGGCATTGCAGACTTCGGAGCGGATTTCGACTACAGGGAGATCAATGTATCGTGCAGCATTCCTCCGAAGAGAACCTTTGCGGCTCTTGTGTCGGTGCTGGACGATATCGCGCTGTGGCTCGATCCCGCGGACGGGCTGAAACAGCTTATATTTGACGATGTGCCGGACAGGTACTTCATGGCAAGGCTCTCCGAGAAGGTGGACTGCGAAAGGCTGCTCATCCGCTCGGCGGGCAGTTTCGATTTGAAGTTCCTTTGTCCCGATCCGTTTGCCTACGCCGTGGAGGACGAGGAATTTTCCATCATCACCACGGGAAATCATACGGTAAGGCGCACGAAAGGAAACATCGAGTCCCATCCCGTTTACCGCATCAAGGGCGTTATCACTTCCGGCGTGAGCAACTACATCACCATCAACACGAACGGCTCACAGCTTAAGGTCGTGAACGCCGCGCTTGCGGCAACGGAAACGCTGGTGGTCGATACGGACATGATGACCGCCTGGGTGGAGGACTCGAACGGCAATGTGCTGCGGAACGGTCTGCCGTATCTTTCGCAGCTTAATTTCCCGGCTCTTGAAGTCGGCAACAATACGATCGCTGTGGCGGTGAACAACGCCACATTTACAAGGCTCGATATCCAGGCAAAGAGCAGATGGAGGTGACGGCGGATGTCCTTAAAAACAATACTCAATAAAGAGACGGACTTCACGGGCGAGTTCCTTGCGGAACTTGCGAAGGACGGCCTGTGGCGTTTCAACGATGACGCTCCCGACGCCGACACCTGCCTTGCCGATTCCTCCGGCAAAGGACGGAAAGCATATATCAACAATTGGAGCGGAACGACCGCGTCTTTGACGGACGGCATTTTCGGCACATACTTTCGCATGAACATCAACAATCCGTCCTCCGAAAAGACCTATCTGCGCGTGACGAATGACGGCACGATATTTGAAAATATCGGGGAGCGCATCATCGTGGGTGGCTGGATGCGTCCGACCACCTATTCCGTGGGTAACACATACACGCCGCTCCTCTCCACGAGGGCAGGCACAGGCAATCCGATATTCTATCTGTCGCTCATCCGTGGCAAGCCGAGGATCATGCTCTACAATTCCTCCGGCTCTCTGATACTGGATACCTCGGTCACGCCGTCCTTTTCTTTGGAGAACGCCAAGTGGTACTTCATCGCGGCGGTGATCGAACCAAACACCAAAAACGCCTGGTATGTGGTCGGCGATAAGGCGGCAGGCACGGTATGGAAATCCTCCGCGCTGACCATATCGGGAGAACTGAACCGCTCCTGCACGGCTGACCTTGTCTGGGGGATGCTGAACAATTCCTACTGGTACGCGGGCGGCTTTGACGAGTGGTTCCTGGACTGTGATTCGGAACTTACCGCTGACGATCTCATGGACTATTTCCGCTCCGCTGTCATGGCGAACGCCGGTGATACCACGGGAGCGGTTGACGGCATCACCGAGCCTGGAACGGTCACGCTCCGTGCTTCGAGTGGCGTCTATCCCACAGAAGGTATCCTTACCACGGCGGCTGCAGAGTGCAACCTGTCCGGCACGGGTCGTGTGTCTGTGACGAGCGAGTATGTCTCAGGCACGACCGCTGTTTCCCTGGTGGAGACTTCCACAAGTGATGATCTTATCACATGGAGCGATTGGGTGGCGGTCCCTTCGGACGGCAAACTGGCGTCTCCCAACAGGGAGTACATCCGATTCCGGGTGACGCTCACAACGACCGAGACGAACCTGACACCGAAGGTCGTGGATATACGGCTTTACGATATCCCTCGCTCTCCCTATGAGAAAATCGGCTATGCCCGTCCCGTTGTTCTTGACAGCAACGGAGCGTGGGAGGCGGTGCTTGAAAATGCCTATGACATCATCGTAACGGGCGAGATCAACGGCGAGGATACGCTTTCCTTCAAGATTCCTTACCGGGATAGCAAGCGGTCATATATCGACAGCGAGAAAAAGATACAGATCGTGGACGATATCTACAAGGTACGCACGGTCACGGATAGCAAGGATACCGAGGGCAATTCCGTCACGGAGGTGTACGCCGAGGCGGAGTTTTACGATCTTACCTTCTCTGTCAGAAAAGAGGAACGCAGCTTTGAAGCTGAAACTGCTGAAGTGCCTATGGCTTATGCCCTTGCCGGCACGGAATGGGCGGTCGGCACGGTCAACGTGCGCACCAAGAGGACATGGACAAGCAGCGAGAAAAACGCTCTGTCCATCCTCCGAAATGTGGCAGACCTGCACGGCGGCGATCTGGTCTTTGACTGCGCCAACAGGCTTGTGCATCTCTTAACCGTGAGCGGCAAGGACAGCGGTGCGCTGTTCGCCTATAGAAAGAACATGAAGTCCATACAGAGGGTGGTCGATACCCGCAGCCTTGTGACCAGACTCTATGCCGTAGGCGCAGACGGGCTGACTTTTTCCGACATCAACGGTGGCAAGCCCTATGTGGAGGACTTTTCCTATACGAACGAGATACGCATTTCCACGCTGGACTGCTCGTCCTTCACAAATCCGTATCAGATGAAGGAGTATGCGGAGATGCGCCTTGCACAGTACGCCAAGCCGACTATTTCCTATGTGCTGAACGCTATGGATTTATCCGTCCTTACGGGCTACGAGCATGAAGCATGGGAACTTGGGGACTATGTGCGTGTAGAGGACAAGGAGCTGGGTATTTCGGTCACAACGAGAATCGTTCGCCGGGAATACAACCTGCAGGAGCCGTGGAACACGGTACTTGAACTATCCACCACGCTGAAGAACCTCGGCAGTTCCGCAAGTCAATGGGACAACGCAGCAGACACCTTGGAAGGCACAAGCATGGTATCCAATGACGATATCCGTGAAATGGTGCCGTTCAACCTTCTGCGAAACTCCCGTGCTGACGATGGGCTTGCCTATTGGACGAGTTCCGGCTTTGTGGCTGATGGCGATAACGGTGCATCCGGGACGGCATCCTTCAAGGCAGAGGGCGTATCAGGCATGACCAAGAGCCTGTCGCAGACTGTGTATCCCGCCAACCGTGACAGTTATACGATCTCGGCGCAGATCGGCTCGGAGGACTTGGAGAAACTTTCAGACTCCTCACAGGTCGGAATCGAGGTCATCATCGAATACGAGGACGGTACGACAGAGAGCCGTTTCATTGACTTGTACTGATGGAGGTGGGCTATGGTTTATTTTTCAAAAACACAGGCGAAGGTATCGCCGGAGCATTATGGGGACAGGATCAAGTCCATCACCGTCCGTATCTGCGTCACGAACTGCACGGGAAAACTCTATGTGACGGACATACTCCTCCAGGCGGGAGCGGTCGCTACGGGATGGGTAGGACATCCCTGCGAGATCAAGTGGACGCTCGATGGGTAACGTCAGATTCATCCGCCTTGCGGAGGTCGTGAACAAAAAACAGGATAAGCGTGTCGTGAGCGTAACGGTGGTTCCTACCATCACCGATTGCTCCGGCACGATTTATTTTACCGACCTTCAGCTGCAGGAAGGTCCCGCTCTGACGGGCTATGCTCCGCATACGGAGATTTGCCTAAAGGAATCAGAGAATGCTCCTGTTTGGTTCAACGGCATCGTCCGCTCGGAAGAAACGGTGATTCTCTTAAACCTCGGTGGTACATCGGCAGGGCTTGATATCAACCTCTATCCAAAACAGTACATGGAGGGCGGCTCTGTCACGCTGGCACAGGGTGTCGGCGGTCAGAAAGCGACCTTCCCGAATGCTATGAACGCTGGGGACAATGTGGCTCTGCTGGCATCCAAGAGGGAATGCACGAGGAACGGAGCGAAGGAAAC